AGTATGTATTGTCTTTTCTGCTGGCAACGTGCAGAAAATTGTCTTAGTCCCAGAACTCCAACTCACAGCATTGTCACTGTTACTGGACTGCAAGATGGTTGTACGAGCCAGTGTAGTACCGGATGACGTATACGTTCCGACCCCAACCTCAAAGTCAGTGCCATCTGTACAAGCGTAAAATGTCGTATTGCTATTGCCTACAGAACCAAAAGTCTCAAAACCAGTAACGGCACCTGCAAGGGTATATGTACCCGTGCCAGTTGTCGTAGTTGTTTCCTTTACTCTGTCAGCAATAACTAAAGCCATTTTACTTCAACTCTATAGAAAGATTGCCTGTGTTGATACGGAATATGTCCCCAGAGGCTATGGTCTTGTTTGCGTCCAAAGCACCTACAAACAGGATGTTTCCGCTACTTGATGCGTCTGCAACAAAAACGTGTGTGATAATATCATCTCCGCCACCGCCCGAAGCAGGAAACTCAACATTGGCAGCGTTTGTCGCTGTCTGTGTGTCCGTGCCGACAGCAGGAACTGTCCAGCCAGAAGCCTGCACTTGCTGTCTTGCGTAATTGGTAAAGTCTGCCTCAGTAACAGAGCCTGTTTCAATACTGCTAACCGCCGTAGCTAGACCGACATAGATACTGTTACCGGGAGAAGCAAAACTCTCCGTATTGTTTTTAAACAGAAACTGCAATATCGCATGTTCTGTGTAGTTGGTTGCTGCATTTGAAGTTGCCATCTTTTACTCCTTATGTACGGGGCCTATCCGGCAAACCCCTGCGATACGCATCGCTGTTTTCTCTGGCCTCCGCCAGATCCTTAATTCTACTTAAAGCCTCTTGAAATTGCTTTTCATAGACAACCATTAAGTCCTGTTCACCTTTCATGTAAGTATATGCCTCGACTAAAGACCCGTAAAGCATGGCATTTGGGGCGTTTTCACTTAACCATGTATTTCCTGAATCTGCGCCTGCTGTTAAGGACGCGGGTCTATAATAGTAATGAAGCTCAACCGCATAATTAGAATCAGGAGTAGGGGCAACAATAAAATTGTCTATATCAAAAAAAGCATAATATTTCGGCAACCCAGTGGTGGCAGGGTTTGGAGTATATTCTTGTATGTAATTTACGTCTTTTTGTAACAAGAAAGTTTTAATGTTGCTGCTTGTAACAGAAAGGGAAAAAGATGCTAAAAAGTCTGTGGGAACAGAAATGTAAGGGTCGCTCTGGCTTAACGTGCTTGTAGCGTTCTTGCGAAAAACCTCTAAGTCAACAAGCTTAAATATGCGCTGCTCTGCGTTTTTAATGAACGTAGGCAGGTTTGTTACAAACGAAGTCTCCGTGTTCTCCGTGTAATCTTGTATCGCTGTCTTTAACTGTGCGTAAGTGTAAGACATTAAGCTATCCTTATAATCGCATTACTAGCATCCGCTGTAGGTATTGTTATTGTAAAAGTTGATGAGGAGGATGATTTGTCTGAACCAAAGTCAAACACCGCAACGGCTTTATTAGATGCACTAGAATTGTAAACCAAAGCTCCCCTAGCCGTAAGTGTAGAGCTAGAAAACGAAACATCATCAAAATCAATGAAAGCTGTGGTTCCACTCGTGTTCACACTCACATTAGCAAGAGTGGCCCCACCTGCGCTATACCCCGTCCCGCTTATCTCATAAGAAGAAGAATACGCCGTAGTGCTTGCATTAAGAGTTGCGCTGTTAGTAAATAAGGCTATCTTAAAGGTGTGACTGCTAAAGTTATGCACCGCTTGAAAAAGTTCACTTTTAAAAGACGTGCATAAAAAATTTCCGTTAAAGGCCATCGTCTACTCCTATGGCGTGTTTGCCGTTCCACCCATTCCACTATGATTAGTGCAATAATAATACAGTGTTGGGGCCGATGCGGCTACTGTTATCTGGACGTAAGCTCCAGAGCTACCGGGAGTGCCTGTGTGACTAACACCCGTGGTGTACTCAGATCCTCCTCCATGCGTTCCATTGGCGGTTGTTGAAAATCTAAGCGGATGACCAGAATTACTGCTATCAGATTGATCAAACCTATAAGTAGAGCCCTCGTTTAAAGTTAATGTGGGACTGGCCCCGGAAAGTCCCGCAATGTAGTATTTATTGCCAGAACCGTAAGAATTTGTACCACTTGCTACAGTGACCGTATACACGATTATGGACAAGAAGGATACGGAACCCACGGCGCTCGTGCCCGCCACGCCTGTTAAAGTAACTGAAGCAGAAGCTATATTAGAAGCAGTTACGCTTCCAACTGCGCTTGTTCCTACTACACCTGTTAAGGTTACACTTGTAGCCTCTCCCGGAGCAGTTCCTGTGGCTACAACTTGTCCAACAGAACTAATTAAAAAAGGAACGAGAATATGACGTAAAGTAGAAGTGTCAAAAGTAGGGAAGGTAATATTTACAGTAAAAATGTTATTGGTATCCGGTCTCGCGTTACGCAAAGCCTCTGGATCATTAGCTTTTCTAAACGGACCTAATTGAGGGTGTTTTGGGTCAAATTCATCAGGACCCACAACAGCGCCTGTCCACTCTATTTTCATGTCCCTATATCTGTAACGCTGTCCAGATCTATCGGAAATAAAGTAAGAGTTTTTACCTGACGCAAACCGGGACATTAGTTCACCCGTAAATATTGATATTGAGGAGTCACGTTAAAAGAAGATCTATCTCTATCTTCAGTTCGCGCTCTCTCAAACTCCTCTTCATACACTGCTTTTAGAAGTTGAATACGGTCAGGAGCCCTTTTCATTGAAATATAATAAGCTAAACCCGCAGCTAAACACGGGTAAAACCTGAAAGGCATGTCTACAGTATTAATAAGGGTGTCTGCATCATCCATGCGAACAAGAGCGTCATAGATGATTGTATCCGTAGCGTTTTCAGGTGTTGTATATAACTTTAAAGAAGGAGTTACCTGCCTGTCTAAAAAGTATTGACTAGGACGTCCTTGAGTAGTTTTCGTAGGTATGGTGATGTAACCATCTCTACTCAACCTAGTCATTGTAAGATCAGAGCCGCTCCTACGACAAACAACTGAAAGAACATCAATTATATCTGTGCCAAGATCGTAAGCATTTGTCCCCTGCGTTAAGGACAAAGTTCTTTGTTTGATAGTCCATTGATTCAACCCACGATTAGCCCAATCTGCTAAAAGCAAGTTTAAAGAGCGTTTTGCGGTGCGGGCATCGTATCCCGTCCGAAACTCTGTCCCGCACCGCTCAAAAGCTTCTTCGATGTAGTCATCGACTTGAAGCTCAAAGTCCTTTGACCCTGATACAGCCATTACTTCTTAACTTTTCCACCACGCTTCATGCGCTTCTTAGCCATTCCGCCACCACGCATCATCTTAGGTGGGACTTTCTTAGCCATTCCACCGCCACGCATCATTTTTGGAGCAGCTTTCTTAGCCGCCCCGCCGCCACGCATCATTTTTGGAGAGGCTTTTTTCTTAGCTGCGCCGCCACGAGCCATGCGTTTTTTAGCCATGCCGCCGCCCATCATCTTCTTAGCTTTTTTCATCATCTTCTTTAAGCCTCCTATAAAGCTCTTGACGTTTTTTGTAAACCACGTCGTTACCATAATACTCTTCACAATCCCGATAATACCCGTTTTGTCTCAAAACTTCAGAGGCTTCCTGTAGTTTTGAAAGCCTTTGCAAAAAAATCATAGCATAAGAGGTATCTACAGTCGATATAAAGTCTTCATCATCTAAAAACTCGTTTTCATCGTCTTCTGGATGAAACCCCATAAGAAACATATCACGGTTGATGAAAAACCCGTCCGCGATTGCATGATTCATTTTATCTAAAAAATCGTCTAACTCATCCAAGGGTAAAGGACGAAAATCAATGATGACCACGACGTCTTTCGTATCATCCCATTGTGATATAAGCTTATATAAATGTTGCCAATCAGCGTCATATTTAAAAGTTATACCTACGCGATCTTCAGACCACGCTTTTTTGGCAAAGGGACACGCAGGCAAACCATTATAGTTGGGGTTTGCAACTTCTAAAGCTTGCGCCGACCACTCACGAGTTTCTTGTATGATTTTTTGTTCTAATTCAAAATCAGCAAGCATACTTTACCCCTACGCCTGCGAAACAGAACCCTTTGTTACTTTTCGCCTGTTTGGTAAAACTTTTCCGCAACCCCTAGCTACCGCCTTCCCCGTAGAAACCTTGCGTCGGTAAGGCCGTTTTGCCTTTGTTGTTGGCACCGCAACACCTCCCGCTTCCATTTTTCGGACTTTTGCTGCTTTAGTGTTCGATACAACTGTTTTGCCCTTCGCGCCCTCTCTTTTCTTTTTCCTAGCGGTACTAGCTCTTTCACTCTTAGAAAGACTGTTTGCTTTACTTCGCGGCAAACAACGATCAGGATTCTTCTTATCTTTTGAAGTCCCGCATTTACCTTTGATGTTACCTGAACTATCAATTCGCACCCAATCTTGTTTAACCCAATCTTTTAACGCCCCCATAACTAAGCTCTTTTCTTTTTCTTCTTTGACCCTTTGGCGTAATTTGGATCTTTACAATATTTTGAAGCAGCCATGTTAGCGTAAGCGGAAGGATATGTATCAAAAGTCCTTTTAGCCCATGCTTTTCCTGCTGGGCATATTTTACTACCTTTACTTTTTGAACTAGCCTTTCCTCCTTTACGCATATATGTAACTTCAAGCTTTTTTGGCTTTGGACCCGTTCTAACACGAGAACCAGTAATCTTAGAAAAATCAGATCTTCTCATGTTTTTTTACTCCTTCTCAAAGCCTCTTTACCTTTTTTAAAAATATTAACAACTTCGTTCTTACCCATAACCTTTGCTCTTTGTTCTCCTACTGTTAAGATTTGAATTTTTCTAGCAAAAGGTTTGTTTATCTTTTTAACTTTAGCCACAGTGGCCCTAGCGTCCGCAGGAGTTGCAAACTTTATAGAGACCGTGTCCTTTGGATTTTCATCCGTATATAATCTCCTGCCACTGCCTTTAGGCTTTTTTCCCGTTCCTTTTTTTGGATCGGACGTTTTTTTCGACATTTTTTATTTTACCCTTGTTTTTTGTTGCATAAAAAACTTTTTCTCCAGTTCTAGGGCCATACCTCTTCTTCATAGAGGTCATTATTTTTTTACCTTTTTTGTTTAAAGGCATTAGAAAAACTGCTCCAATCCTGCGGCAGCGACTATTAAAATAGCAATACCCCACAGTCTAGTGTCAAGACGCTTTAACTGATCCTGTATGTCAGCGTAACGCTTGTCACATGACTCTTCATGCTTCTCTAATTGCTTTAAAACATCCTCTGGGGTCATTAACACTTCCATCTTCTACGAGCCTGTCTTAAACGGCTGTTGGGGTTTTTTGCAGCCTTTGGAAATTTTTTCATCTGACCCGCAGATCTAGCGCAAAAAGATTTACGCCGTTTTGCAGCAGCGCTACCCTTTTTTACCTTACCTGTGACCGCTGTTTTTAACTTAGAGCCGGGATTTGCCCGTCTATACGCGGCTACCCCGGCTCTAGTCATTCCCGCCCCTTTTTCTGTGGGGCGGAAATTCTTCTTGTTTCTAGCGGGCATTTTATCGCTACGTTTTTTAGTCGCCATGTAAAAGCCCTTAGTTAAAGAACACCGTTACCGCAGTTATATTTGTTAATGTTCCAACGAAAATATCGCTCACACGAATACCTTCTGCGGGAATATTGACGGAGTGTGTCGTTGATGCGTTGAAATCAAGGTCAAGAACAGTAGCGCCCCCAGTACCATCTGTAATGGTAAGACGTGGTGTGCCCGACGCTGTTTTCAACTGGATCTGACGTATACGGGCAGGACCCACACCAAGTGAGCCCGTTCCAGTAACACGTTTAGATCTTACGTCTGAATCAGCCATAAAGACCTCCCACTATGCGAGGTTGTTATTCTGCTGATACAGGATTGTTACACGAACTTCACCCGCGTTTGTTGCGGCAGAGCCTGTGACAGTCAAACGAATGTCTGCCGTTCCTGTATCTTCCCAAGCCAAAGCTCCACCTGACTCCGTCGTTGGATATTTGCGACCAGCCGTTGTGCCGATACCGAAGGTATTAACAAGTGTAGCTGCCCCACCAACGGTGTCTCCAACGCTAAGATTAGTTGCGGTGTTAGCCGCAGTTATGACATCAATCACACAATCAATAATTTGTGAATTTGCTGGAATAACGACGTCGGTAACTTGCGCGGCAACCGCACCACCAGAAAGATCAACTGAAAAAGTTTGAGCCATTACAACTTGACCGACATTAGATATGTCAGAACCAAGAGTTGTGCCTGTCGTGTTTTTAATTGTTCCGGCCTTAATAGGACCAGAAAAAGTGGTAGTAGCCATGTAAGTCTCCTGTCTTGGCTAATGTCAAACGCCCCATGCGTTTGTCAGGAATAAAAAACCATACAACAAAAAAGGGCGACTGTGAAGCCGCCCTTTAACCCCTTTGGAGAGGGAAACTTTATGCGCCGGGTGTTCCAAACACTGAACGCCAATCTGAAACGCCGAAGCTGTAACGCTCACGGGCTTTGAACCGCATGTTTCCAGTGTCAAAATCACCTTCCATTGCAGTTTTGATTGGTGAGCGGTTAAACATCTTGAAACCGTTAGGTGCGTCAGTCTTGATGAAAAACGCATCTGTGTCAGTCAAGAAATGGTTAACCACTGCCCCTTCAGGGATCATACCCATTGACCGCAAGGCATTCGTGTCATTGTCGGCAGTTCCGGGACGAAGGTTAGAGTTCATTACCCGCTCTGCAATGAACTGAAGTTCCTTTGGAATGATCAGTTTCATGCCGCGAATAGCAACTTTAAGCCCACGCTCGTCAGTGATACCAGCAATGTCAATCAACATCTGCTCCAGTGAGGTCTCATTGAGATCCGCTGCTGTAGCAAGAATGTTTGTCTGATTGCCTGACAGTGAAGGGTGTGCGTTTGAACAAAGAGCCACTCCATCGCCAATGGGAGAACCAGCGGCAAAGGCATTGTTCAGGACAGCCGCAGCTTTAATTTGCTTTGTCTGTGCCATTGAACGAGCAAGGGCTTTTGTATAACGAGACGCAAGACGGTCGTAAAGGTTATCTTCAATCGCTTCTTCTGTGATTGAAAACGCCAGTGCAATCGTCTCATGTGTGTAACGAGCCGTGTAGGTCTCTTGAGCATCATCAAAGTTGACGGCAGTGCCCTCACCTTTAACGGGTGCTGTTGTGAAACCCCCCAACATGACTTCCTCTTCAAAGGCCCTATCTGAGGCTTCTTCTTCGAAGATTTCAGCATGTTCGTTTTCGTAACGATCATATTCCAGACCAAACAGAGCGTTTAGGCCGGGTTCTAGCTCTTTCGCTAGTTGTGCGCGAGAAATAGCCATTATCTAATTCTCCCTTCCTATATGCCTGTTGACAACGAAGTTGTCTGTGACGCCGAAGCTGCCACAGGAGCGTTGTGGTGGAAATTAAACCTAACTACGAAGTTTACACCAGCAGCATCAAAGTCAAGGTTTGCTTCATCTGTAGACAGATTCACAATACGCATGAACAATGTAGCTGTTGTAGCTGCGGTGGAAATATCAAGTTGGGCGGTGGATCGACCTGTAGCTGTTGACCCAGATGTAGCTGTTGCAAGTGAACAGTTAGCAAAAATGTCAGCCAAAGCCGTTGCACGGTTTGTACATGTTGTGTCAGCAGCAACCATAAACAACTGATTAGGATTGTCTGCAACAAATGCCTTTACCGGGAAGTTCGTGTCAACACTGACACTATTGGCACCGGGCCAATAATTTTTAAAGACAGTCTTCTTAGAAGTGCTGTCTACATACTCAACGCCCATAAGGACCCCAAGAGCCGGAACTGTACCACCATTTGCATTGCCAACAATATCAATCACACCCGCAGCAAGCGGAATGACTGGTGAATACTGATAAATAGCATTCGTATTGTCATTGGCAATCTCATATTGAGTTACACCAGTAGTGTTCGCTCCAGCACCTGTTAATCCAATTGGACGCAGACCAAAAGAGGTATCTTGGTTTGCCATTTTAAGCTCCAATCAAGCCCTAAGTTTTAGGGCCACCAAAGGTTACACGCGATTGACGATCAGGTTTACTAATCGTCATGGTAGAGTGAGAATTTTCTCTCATCATATCGTGATCCACGGCTTCCATCTGATCAGCATTCCTACCGTCAAAGTAGGCTTTCCTTTCAGCAACCGTTTCCAACGGAATACGAGCGAGAACTAATCCGCCAACTCCAAACACACCAGCATATTTACCTGAATCAATGACGGGAGCCTCAAAATCTGGGTATTCATCTTGGCGAACCAGTTCGTATCCTTCGCGTAGACGAGCAGAAATGTTCTTCTGATCATCAAATCCACGAACTTCGGATCTAATCCAACGATGCTTATACCCATCGGGCGCAGGTGGTGCGTCTAGCATAGACGGGGGAGCCCAAGGCTTACGCCTCGTCTCTTTCTCCCTTGTCTTACTAGCACGGGGGCTACGATCAATGCCTTCAGTCTTTGTAATTTCAAAATCAGACATCAATCTTACTCCTTGACGTACTTAGCATATTCCTCAAGAGGCACACCAAGTTTCTTGGCAATCGCAACTTGAGAAGCGGTCAATTTGACCTTGCGAGGTCCAGATGTTTTAGCGGTCCTACTTGCGGAAGCTACCGTCTGAACTGGTCGGGAGCTTCTCTGACCGGGCTTTCCAAGCTTGTGCGAAAAGTCTTCCGCAATCCGCCTGTCAAGTTCACTATAGTACTCATCTGACGTGGGGTCAAACCCTTCGTCTTCAATTAATTGTTTATGTATGCCAAAAGCCGCATAAGTCATAGTCTGGTCTTTACCAAACCATTCATTTCTATCCGCCCATGCCTCTGCCTTGGGATCAGGTCTTTGCGGAGGTTCTTCTGGCTGGGCTTGTTGCGCCGGAACCTCTGCTTCAGTCTCTTCTTTGACCCTAGATTGCGCTTGAAGGGCTCTTTCCTTTGCTAAAGTTAAAGACGCAAGTTGTTGTTGAGCCTCAACCGCAGCATCCGTGTCTCCGATTGACATGGCTTGCCGAAGACTATTTTTAGCAGCCTCTAGTTCACTCTCAACCCTGCCTGAATATTCCTGAACATAACCTTGATCAAGTTTACTCAGCCTAGCTTTTAACTCTTCAGATTCTCTTTTGACCGATTCCGCATATTTTAATGCGTCCTGCTCTCGCCGTTCTGCCTCACGACGAAGCTTTGTCAAACGGTCTATTCGATCTTTAGACGTGGGTTTACGCTCTTTTTGAGGTTCTTCTGGTTCAGCTTCAGCTATCGCCTCAACACCCTCTGCCTCTACCTCAATTTCAACGCTTTCTACTCTATCTTCCTCAGTTAAATCTTCGGCCTCTAGGACCTCTTCTTTCTCTTTTACCGCGTTTTCCATAGTCACCCTCAATTATGAAGAATATCTTCAGGATCTAAAATAGTGGCAAGTATCTCATCATCATTTAAAATTCGTACTTCTCCGCCTTCTATTTTAAAACGAGATCCCGCATACCTAGCAAAAATGACCCAATCGCCTTCGCCGCACCATCCGCCTTCTGGGAACTTACTTCTGTCCTCATAAGCTAATGGGCCAACTTTTAAGACGTAACCAACTTGAGTAGATATTTCATTTTGAGTTACAGCTTGATCAGGCAACCACACGCCGCCGCTAGTCTTAGCTTTACCTCTGTACGGCAAAACAAGAATACGCCAGCCAGTGGGTGAAGGCATTCTTTCTAGTAGGGATTTATCTATAAGGGTGGGGTCAAGCACTCTTTCAGAGGGGTCAACCCAAGGAGTTGACGGCACTTGTGCCGTTTTTTCTGCTTCCGCAGCTTCAGTCATCTAGTTGCTCCTGTTTATCTAGCAGGCTCTTGAGTTCCTGTTGAATATAGTCCAAGCCTTCGATGTTTCCGATCAATTGCTTGTAATGTAGCATGTCCTTTACGCCGCTGTAGACAAGAATGTCAGAGATCTGCTCTTTCTTGTCCCCAATCAACTTCAGGATATGATTGGTAATGATTATTCCATCCATATAAGAGTATATACGTTGTTATGAGGGCATATGCAACTCACTTCTTGCCAAAAAATTTAGTGGCAGCGCGGGTTCCAAACGAAGCAGATACAATGATCCCCAACGTATATTTATAATAGTCGGGCATGGAATCTAAAGCGGTAAATCCTTGCGCTACAATCTCACGGCCCCACTCACCACAGAAGGCTAATACAAGGGGCACTGAAAACAAAATTGTAAGCCACTCATCTTTCCAACTATGCTTACTACCTTCAGCCATAGTTAGATCCCAGTCGATCTCACCCGTTGCCTTTTTTTCCATAATAGTCGCTTCAGCCTTGGCCTTTGCGACTTTCGTTGCGCTTTCTGCCTTAGTTTTTTCCACTTTACCATCTAGCCAAGTCCCGGCTAATGACGCTATTGGTCCTATAAGGGCCTGTAACATTTCAATATACCTTTACTGTCTCAGGGTCTACACGGCGGGGAACACAGTATGCGGTGACACGATCTCTCTCGTCAATATACTGTGAAAAGCCATAGTTTCCATATCTTTTAGACACTTCTGAGGCAAAGTAGTTACACTCTGTAACCGAATAAAAATACATGTCCGCGCTATCTAGTTTGCGAAAATCTCCTGTACCAAGGTATACCAATAACAAAAAGGCATCTATCACTTCCGACTCATCCACGCGGTTGTGCCCATGTAGGCTCCAACAATGCCTGCGCCACTGATATAAAATAAATTACTTATGTCTGATAACGCTTCAATACGTTCAAGAGGTATCCACGGCGTAAATAAAGCGGCTGTAAACAGGCCCATACCTATCAAAGTATATCTCGCCATACGCAGTTGAGCCAAGCTTTTACGCAAGTCACGCTCTGTTTCACGAATTTCTTTAGCATGTTCTAGCTCTTCGTCTGTGACCACGCCATCTCCGTCAAGATCATACTTATCGTACTCACTCTTTTTTTGTAAACGCTTGCTCACTTCTGACTCTCCCGCACTGCTTTTAATGTCTCTTGTACAGTCATTTCTCTTTTTGCATTCGGATCATACTTACACTGATACTCAGACGGTATAAATTCCCCATACAAGAATATTTGTGACTCAATGGTATTGTTTGCACCTTTAAACACACAAACTGTCTGTTTATCATCTAATTTTTCACACTTGACCTTACGACAAGTCACCATAAGCTCGTCTGCATCAGCCAATGTGCCCTTCAAGAAGAAGATAAAACCCACCAAAACACATATGCCAATCAAACTCATTATTATCCAAGCAACGATTTCGACAAACTTGCGTCTGCGTTGCCTCTGAATATACAAAGTTTCTTGCCGCTGCTTTCTAATTTTACCTTCCATAGCAATAAGCTCATCCCATTTGGACTTGCCGTACATCATGCCTATGAAGTTTTTAAGATCCGTTCTCTGCTGCTCCGCGTTGCGCTTTGCTGCAAATGTTTCCATTGCCTCTTGCTCAACAGACTTGCCCGCAAAAAGTTTTTTAAATATAGGTGGATTCTTAGCTTCTTTTTCTAGCATGTCCAAATCAGATAGAGCGCCCATCCAGCGCCCTAAATCACTTGCCATACTTTCTATGTCACGGCCTATCTGTATGCCCTTCTTCACAGCGTTAAACGCTGCGGTGGCAGTAGCCATAACTGTAACGGGGTCCATTTTCACCTAGCCTGTTGTTATGAATACAAGCTTCGGGGTGCCCCATCCCCTAGATTGTATTGTTTATTTGCAGCTAATGTAGCTTCCGCCTTTTACGGCAGCGCCCATGCCACGAGCAGTGTCTCTACCCATGCTTGTAGGCACCTTTACGTCTGCGGATTTGCCGTAAGGAATACGCCCCTGACCTTGGATGTCCGCAAATTCCACTGCCTTTGGCGCTGGGCCGGGGGTGTTTGTTACAATCTTTACTACACTCATTCTACGCTCCTCATTTTCATACGTTCACGATCTAAGGCTGCTTGGATACGAGCAGCAGTTTGTTCTTCTTGGCTCTGTATGCGCTCATCAAACTGACGAGACTTATCCATCATCTGAGCCTGTTTGAGTTCTAGCTCTCTGTCTTCTCTTTCTTTGTCGTTCTGCTCCGCTATCGCATCAAGCTGAAGCTCTTGTTGCTTCAGAGCAATAACCGGGTCAGGCTCCCCGCCGCTAGAAAGTTGGCGTCCAAGGTCCTGAACTGTCTTCATGCCCTGCGCCATAATCTGTGCAGCCAAGGCGTCCACCTGCATCTGTGCTTCAGGTGGGATCTGCTGCTGCGTCAAGCCAAGCTGCGCCATTGCTTTCTCTACAGAATCTATCTGCACATGCTGCATGACGTGCTTCTGCAAGGCCACCGCTACGTCAGGCGTTGCCCCCACAATAGGAGAACCACCAAAGACCAAGTGACCCATAATGTGCGCTTCATGGTTCTGTCCCGGAAACGCCTGCAATCTCACACGATCAAGAGCGTCCATGTTTTCTTGCGCCGGGTCCTTTGGTACAGGCTGAACCTTCTGCTCCGACTTCAGGTATTTGTCAATGTCCCTAACACCAAGGGCCTCGTACATGTCGCGATATACTTCGTACATGTTGTGCATTTGTGGAGCCTGCGCTGCCAACTGCATCTTCGTCTGTGCCAAAGCAATACGCTGCGCTTGCGAGAATACGTTTGGATTAGAGACAGGAATGACGTCAATGGTATCGTCAAAGTCCTTTGCTTTGACCGCAGAATCTACACCCTCTATTGAATACGGATAAATAGGCGGCAAACTCTCTTTCATTACACGAGCAAGAAGCTTAAATTCTATCTTCATCGCATAATGTAGACGTTTATGCACCGCGCTCATCACGCGAGAGCCCTGCTCCATAAGGGCGATTGTAGTGCCCACAGCGGCTTGTTGGTTGCCGTCACCAACTTTCATGTCAGTTATCGTGGCAAAACGCCTACCAGCGTCCACAACGAAGCCTAGAAGCTGAAATAAAGTGCCATCCGGCCCTTTGAACGGCAAAGGCATCAAACTGTCACGAATAGCACCGCCGGGAGCGTCTACGTCTCTAAATTCACCGGGTTGTAGCGGGTCATCATCGTCCCTGATCCGTAGTCCGCGAGCTTTGAAACCTGCTGGAAGGTTAGAAAGCGTACCTGCATCAATTAATTGACGCAAAGCCGCTGTCGCAGTGCGTGAAAGCCCGCCAATCGTGTGAATCAAGCCCAAACCATAAAAACCAAAGCCCGGAAGAAACTTATAATGGACAAAATACTGTATTTTTTGCTTCGCAGGGTCGTCTTCCTTGTAATTTCTGCGAATAGATAGGACTTGTCCGTTATCGTGGCTTATTGTAACGATATATGGCAGCTTAATACCTGTTGGTTCACCGTCTTGACCCATGTCTTCGTACCCCTCAAGGTCCAAATCGACATGACATTCAAGCAGAGTACAGTCGTAGTCCACGGTTGACGGCTCCATGCCCGTGATCCGGTCAAGTTCGCCCGTCAAATCGTCTTCTGCGCTCTGTTGTGGCAGTACAGGTATGTCCCGATAGAAGCCTGCGATCTGATTTTTACGCAAATCATTCAAACTCATACGCACAACATGCGTAATATTAGGACAAGTCTCCAAATCTGCCGTCTCATACGGCACAATCAGGTTCTCTGCCGGGATAAATTTGCTCACGGCACGGTCTAAATTGTCGTCATAGTATACTTTTTTGAACGTGCTACCCGCCAATGGCAAATAAAAGAGCATCTGATCCATGTCAGGCGTGTACTCTTCCATCTCATTAGTGATGTAGTAGTTCATAAAGTCTTTGATGCGCTGGGCTTGGTCCGATTTTGCCGCGTCTTCAGAGCCAACTATGGCAGTACGCACGGGCCCTCCCGCTGGCAACAACTCGTTGAACGCTTGGGCCTGAAATTGCACAGCAGCTTCCGCCAGAAGGGGATGCGTGACGCCAGATGCACCTCTGAAGGGCTCAGTCCTTTCTGAGTAGTTGAAGCCAAGAAGTTCAAGACCGTTGGCATAGGCATCTTCCCACTCCTGTCTGCTAGATTTGTTTGCGTCAAAATCACTTGTAAGCTCACTGGCAATGCTGCCTAGCTCACGATCATCCATGTTCTCTGCTAAATTAGCAAAGAAATCAGCGCTGACCTCGCGCATAGACGGGTCAAAGTCAATGACCGCACCACCCTCTTCGTCAATCTCTATGTCGATGTCGCTAGGGACCCCGGACATGTCCAACGTACCGGGAGCCTCAATCTCAATCTCCGCCATCAACTCTTCTTGATCGACCTGCGGATTCTGATTGTCGATCAAAGATACAGGGGGTCTAGCCATGTTGTTTCCTCAAAATGTTGTTTACCTTACCATATAAGGTACAAATTCAGCAATCCCGCTGTTTACCGCGCCGCCTTGGGCCATTTTTTTAGGTCCTTGATTCACTACCCTTAAACTTTTACGAACAAGCTCTTTTCTTGCGTCATCTAGGCTAATCTCCCCCATCATAACTCTTATTGCCGTCTCTGAATCAAAGTCTGGTATCCCCGGAGCCTTTTCAAAGTCGGGCTCATGGCCTCTAATGTTAGAGTCAGCGGGTATTCTTGTGCCCGTTGGTTTGTGAATCATATCAAAAGCTGACATGAACCCTTTTACTTGGTCCGACCCTTCTGGTGCTGAGTTAGTAAAATCATATTTTGGGAACTGACCCTCTTCAACAGTGAAGGGTGGTTGCGATTTATCTCGTAAGATGTTTGCAGGGTCAGGGTCCGCGCCCCCCAATTGTTTACCAAACGGCCCAATGCCTGTATCAACCACAGATTTTGATTCATAGTCAGGATCAAACGCAGAGTTTCGTTGAGCAAACGAACCCTCTTCGATAACCCCATCAAGAAATTTAAGATTTTTTAAAGCCTCGTCAAAATCTCTACGCCCTACAGCTATAGCTGCATCCCGCGCAGCTTTTTGTACGTCATTGAAAACAGGAAGTTGAGCGTGAAAGTTGGCGTATGCGTCTAACTCCGCCATGACCTTAGACTCAAACTTTTCATAAGTGTTTGGAATTTTTAACGGGGTTCCTGTCCTCTTAGCCTCCTCCACATAAAACGAATAAGTCCTTCTCAAAGTCTCCATAAAGTCGCGATTATGCCCGTATTCACTTTCAAGCGTTCTAATCAAATTTTTTATTTTTGGTGCAGCAAGTCCCGCCCCAAAGGCCCCACCTTTTTCTGTTATGCGGTGAAGTAAGTCTCCTGTGTGTTCAATGGCGTAGGACTGTACTCCCCCGCCCATCAAATTTTGAGTATACCTCATTTGCATCTCAGGAATACCTCGCTGTGCGTCAGCAACAGCAGTAAGAGCTTCTTCTCTGTTTGGTATCTTTCTAATATCGCGAACCTGCTTTTGAAGAATCTGTATTCGTTGAGTGTAACCGTCCCTGCCGCCACCTTTTCCAGCCATTTGCACAACAGACGTATCAGGAAGATCCGTGGTCGGCGGTACGCTGACCACTTGACCATCTGGAGTTACAGCTTCACCTTTGAAATTCAAAAAATTAGTAAAATCCTGTATACCCTGTTTCCCCCTTCTTGCAAGAAAGCCCGCGCCTTTGGCAGTCGCCGCTTCTGCCGCACCTACAAGAGAACCTACGAGACGAGCATCATCCTCAATGGATTTTGCTCTGTCCGTTTCCTGAGTACCCAGCAACATGTCACCGATCTTTGGTCCCCCATATTGATCTGATAACTGTTGAAACGCAGGGTTCACCGACGCTAAATAATTAAAAACAGGGCTGAAGCTGGCCTGTGTCGGGTTTACCTTTGACGCAATCCCACTAGCTCCCGCCGCAAGGTCTATGGCTTCTCCAATGACGTCAAAGGGACCCTTGGCAAGACCCCTCACTGTTATGCCCAAATCCCCCGGTTGAGCGGGCCCATACCTGCGAATGTCTCCGGGACGGTCATCAAAATATGCGTCATCAGTAGTTGAAACAGGAGGTTTAGCCATAATATGCGCGGACCCTTGTGTACTTTTCTTCGTCTATGTCCCAATCATCAGACGGCAAAGACACAAAGTTGCCCTGTCGGTAACGCATAAGTGCCTGTGTCATGCTATCCACAAGGTCATCATACTCGCCATTTGGGAAAGCCGCAACTTCCTCTATCATCTCGTCCGCAAACGGATCGTCAGTGGCATACACCATCCCCGCCTCAAACATAGGTGAAACAGAGTGTACACGAGACACCTTGTCTGTCCCACGAGACGGGCTAAAATTCACAACAGGAATACCCATATTGCGTAATTCTTGGGTCAGAGGGGTCCCTGAAGCCTTCGCTTCAATGATTACCGTATCAGGTTCCCAAAACTGATAGTTCTCATACGCTACCTCTTTCAGTTCAGGAAAATCCCAACGCCCCTTCTTGCTGTCCAACAAAATAAGCGCAGGAGGGCCCCCAGCCTCTTCCGGCCTGAAAACGCCCCACGTCGTTATGGCAGAATAATCCGCCGTCTCCTTCTTGGAAAACGCCGTGTCGTAACTCTGTATTACATACTCAAGACTGGGGACTTCGCGTTTCTCCCACCTCTTCCACCACTCACGAGGAATAATCGCATTTTCTTCACCCGTTGGACGTTGTTGATACTGAGCGTTCCATTTGGACGGTGGGATCGATGCCCTAACACGCTCAAGGTCGTCCTTTGACCAAAACTCAGGCCAACAAGGTTCCTCATCGTCCATCATGGCGGGCAGTTCTACAATCTCCCACTGATCCGCCTTCGGGTCCTGACCCATCTTCTTGATCAACTGGCCCGTCAAATCCTTCTGCGACCACCGGGTCATAACCAAAATAATCGCACCACCCGGCTGCAAACGCTGACGAGGGCCACCAGTGTACCAATCCCAGTCATTGTCAAAGCCAGACGCACTCATCGCCGTCTGCTCAGAATGGGGATCGTCAATAATAATTAAATCACCACCACGGCCCGCAAGATTTGAGCCAACGCCAACAGCATAATACATTCCGCCGCGAGACGTATCCCAACGACCAGAAGCTTTACTGTCCGCCGACAACGTGGCTTCAGGGAAAATCTCTGTATAATCCTCACGTTCAAGAAGGTTCTTGATCTTACGACCAAAAGATACCGCAAGTTCTGTGGTGTGCGTTGCCTGAATAATTTTCATACTGGGATTTTGACCAATAAACCACGCAGGCAAGAGGTATGACGCGAACTCCGATTTGGTATGACGCGGAGCCATGTTGATAATCAATCTTTTCAGGGACCCATCAGCTACCCTTTGAAACTTTTCCGCGATTATTTGATGATGAGGACCCGCAATGAACTCAGGCCAGATGGCTTTTACAAAGGATAAAAAGTCGTTCTGACAAGCTTCAATGCGATTTATCTGCGCTAATCGTAATTGTAACTTGATGACTTGTTCTTGGACGTCTGAACTCATAGGGGCCCCTGTATGTGAAAGTATAAGATAACACTTTTATTATCGCGGTAAACCAGAATCTTGCTAATTACTCATTTTGAGTGGGCATTCAATACCAAAAATATAAACTCGTTTGTTTTTTTACCACATTGTTTGCGAAAAACTTGGACTTTGACGTCGTCTAGCCGTGCAGCGGGCCCGGAAAAATTGTGCCGTGGGCCTGTAACCCTTGTCCAGCCTCGAAAATTAAGTTTACCGGGGCCCCGGGCCTTTTCAGATTTTTCGCTCCAGTAAGATTCGCGGTCCGGTGATCCCGGCGCTAGAATCACGCGATCCGGCGCTGGAATCGCGTCGGCTGCCGAGCGGTTTTTCGCCGCGGGATTGGGGACACCCGCGCCCGGTCCCCGGTTCTCGGTACGATCTGGGGGAATAAAAGGCCGCGGGCCTTTGCAAGTTTTGGTCTAAATTTATCCCATAAAAAAAACCCGTCCGGGAATATCCCGGGCGGGTTTGTTGTTTTCTATGCGGCCTCTAAAACCGAAGCTTTACTAACTGCGGCCCAGTTAGCGCGGCTCATGTTTAAAACATCGCCGCCCAATCGCTGCCATTG